ATCGAGTACACGGCCAACGGCGCCACGTTTGACTTCGTGATCCCGTTCTCGTTCCTCAACGACAGCACCTTCATCCACGTCTACAACTCGACCACCGGCATTGCGACGAAGGTGCAGTACACGCAAGGCGTGGACTACACCGTGACCGGGATCGGTTCGAGCCCGAAGGTGCATTTCGCCGTGGCGCCGGTTGACACGACGAAGGTGCTTGTCCGTCGAGAGGTCCCCTTCACGCAGTTGGTTGACTTCAAGGAAACAGGCGTTCAGTCGCAAGAGGCGATCGAGCGAGCACTCGACAAAATCACGATGGCGGGCGCAGATCTCGCCTACATAATCGGCATCGGCGACGTGGACGTAACGAATCTCTACACCATCGACCCAAATTTCAACAAGTTCTCGCAGCACTTCGGGCCGATCGGCGCTCCGGCGAACGGCACCTACATTTGGGAGCTTGACGAGGTTTGCGCGTTCACGTTGGACAAGATCAGCGTCATCACGACGGCCGGTACGTGCAGCGTCGCCATCAAGATCAACGGCGTGAATGTCGTCTTCGCTGGCGGCGGCACGACCGTTGCCGCAAGCAACGTGAAGGCGAAGGTGCTCACACAGAGCTCATTCTCGGCTGGATCGACCGCGAAGGTTGAATTGATCGTGTCGGCAAACGCTGGCTCTGCGAACCTCAGCGCCTCAATCGAATGCACGAGGACCGGATGAGAAGCGGCACCAACTGCGGCGTTGCTGGTGGCACTCCTCCCGCCGATACGGGCGGCGGCGCTCCCGTCGTCTGCTACCTCTGCGGCGACTGTCAATTCAGCGAGGCGTCATCGGTCATCGTTCGCATCCACACGCTCACACAGCAAATCGACTGCTCTTTCGTCAACACCTACGTCGAAGAGACGTGGAATTGGTACTCGCGAGACACCGACAAATTCCGTTGGCGCAAGGACATCAACAACTGGGTTGACTACGACTGCGCAGCGAAGAAGTGGCGGTTCGCGACGACAACCGTGCTTGTTGACACGTCGGGCGGCGGCGCGTGCCCATCCGCTACGGACGTTCCCGATCTCCAGCTTGACACGTGTTCAAGCGGACGGTTCTGGAGAGTCATCAACGGGACTTCGTACCTGCTCTTTGAGATCTCGCTTGTTCACAACGACTGTGATGCAGGAACCGAATGAGTGAGTTTGTCCCGTCATCCGTACTTGCACAGGCACACCAGCTGCTCGACAGCCTGGAGAGCCACTACACGACCAACAAACTCGAAGTGCTGTACTTCAAGACGGCAGACGATGGCTGCGCTGGCGGTCCTTACGGTTGGCAGGTTGATTGGCACAACATGGGTGGGCAAGGCTTCACTCAGCGGGCGATCATCGCCGGTAACCGCGTTGGAAAGACCCGCACGGCTGGCGCCGAGGTCGCGATTCACTTGACCGGGCTTTACCCGCCGTGGTGGAAGGGGCACCGATTCGAGAATCCGAACGATTGGATCTGCGCCGCACCGACCAACGAGCTCATTCGCGATCCGCTTCAGCTTTGTTTGTTCGGTCGCGTGGCGCCGGACGAACGCGAAGACAAGATGCTCGACGGCAGCGGTTGGGTTCCGAAGGATCGCATCGGGCGCTACAGCTTCCGACAGTGTGGCGTCTCGGACGTGCTCGATGTTGTTCAGGTTCAGCACAAGACGGGCGGCTGGTCTTCGGTGTCGTTCAAGAGCTACGAGCAAGGCAACATCAAGTTTCAGTCGGTTGCCCGCGATGGCGTTTGGCTCGACGAAGAGCCCGAAGACGAATTGATCTTCTCTGAGTGCCTCACTCGCATTGCGGACAAGCAGGGCATCTTGCTGTTCACGCGAACGCCGCTCTTCGGTCGCTCGACGATCATCAAGCACTTCATGTCGGGCAAGGTCGGGGTTGGCTTCGCCCTTGCCGATTGGGATCGAGCGCCACACATCGGCGCCCGCATGCGCGCCGAACTTGCCGAGTCCTACACCGATCACGAGCGAGCAACGCGAATCAGCGGCGTGCCGATGATGGGCTCGGGCGGCGTCTATCCGATCGACGAGAAGATTTGGGTTTGCGACCCGATTCAGATTCAGCCGTGGTGGCGCCGGATCGTCGGCATCGATTTCGGCATCGACCACCCCGCGGCCGCGGTGTGGCTTGCCTATAACCCGGACACTGACACGATCTACGTCTACGACTGCTACAAGAAGAGGGGCGAGGGTGCCCCCTATCACGCAGCGGCGATCTCTAACCGTGGTAGTTGGATTCCTGTTGCGTGGCCGCACGACGGCATGCAGCGTGGCAAGGCAGACGGCGTGCCTCTCAAGGAGAGCTATGTACGTGCCGGTGTGAACATGCTGCCGGAGTCATCGCGCTACGACGACGAAACCGGTGGCGCACAGACACGCGAGCCGATCACCATCGACATTTACGATCGACTTCGAACCGGACGATTGAAGGTTTTTCGAACGTGCTTCGAGTTGATCGACGAGATGCGCAACCTGCACCGCGAGGACGCAAAGATCGTTGCGAAGGACGACGACGCCGAGTCGGGGCTGCGCATCGGCGTGATGAGCCTTCGCTTTGCGCGCACAATGGCCGAGTGTGTTCGTGCGCCGCAGTCTCAGGTTGACCAAGACGACGATTACAACCCGCTTGTGAGTTCACTTCGACGGAGGTAGGCAATGTCTGGCGCTTCGGGATACAGCGGAGTTACGTCTACTGGGCCGGTATCGCATTTTGCGCCGGGCGAGAAGGCGTATTACCGTGGGCGAGAGATCACCGACGCCAACAGCCCCGGTTGGCAGTTCCGGCTCTACCCGCAGCGATCGCGGTTCGATTCGCGGCGCCCGCTTCCGGCTCCGGTTGTGGCACCAAACAACACGATCAAAGAAGACCCCTCGACGGTTCTGTTTCTCAAGACGCTTTTGGGTGGAGGCTAACAATGGGCGGCTCTTCCGGCTATATCCCGCCATTCCCGACAACGAAAGAACAAGATCCCGTCGCAGAGAAGGCGAAGGCGGATCAGGCTGGAGTTGATGCCAGCGTTGAAGCCATGCGCGACGAGTCACGCCGCAAGGGTCGTCGCTCGACGATCCTTGCTGGCGGCTACGACACGAGCAACACGGCCAACAAGTCGATTGGCATTCACACGCTCTTGGGAGGCTGACTGTGGCAAAGAAGCAGAAGACAAAGGCCGACCCGGATCTTGTGTTGAACGCTTGGGAGCAACTCAAGAGCGACCGCAACCCCTACGAAGGCACGTGGCAAGAAGTTGCCGATCTTGTGCGGCCCGAAGTGTTCTTCAACGGCGAGCGCACGCCAGGCACCGTCAGTCGGCTCCAAATCTTCGACGACACGGCACCGAACGCCGCCGACGAGCTCGCGTCCCAACTCGACGGCATGCTCACCAACACCAGCATCCGATGGTTCGGATTCGTTCCGCTCGACCCCTCGGTTGAGCCCGACGACGAGCTCGATATGTGGCTGTACCAAGTCACGTCAGCCGTCTTGAGGGCGTTTGAAGACAGCGAGTGCAACTGGATGGCGGCAAGCCACGAGTGCTACCTCGAACTTGTGACGTTCGGCACAGGCGTTGTGAGTTTCGATGATCTGATGGGCGCTCCGCTCGTCACGTTCCAATCTCAGTCGCTTGCGAACGTGTGGCTCGATCAGAACAGCAAGGGCGAAGTCAATCACGTTTGTCGGCAATTCAAGATGACGGTCGCTGAGATCCTCCAGACGTTCCCGATGGCGGCGAACAATGGCGAGATCGTGAAGATGATGCAAGAGAAGTCGAGGCAGAAGCTCGATCTCCTGCACTCCGTCTATGAGCGCTACGACTACGACAAAGACAGCCTTGAGCCAACCAGCAAGCGGTTTGCCTCTTGCTACGTGTGCCAGAAGCCCAAGTGCATTCTGCGGGAGTCGGGCTACGACTCGGTTCCGTACCTAACACCACGCTGGGAGAAGTTCCCCAACGAGGTTTACGGGCGATCACCGGCAACCCGAGTGCTGCCGACGATCAAGGGCGTCAATGTCGTGAGTCGAACCGAGCTTGAAGCCGTCGAGCTTGGCGTGCGGCCACCGTTGATGGTTCCCGCGAACGGCATGGAGGGCA